TATACATGGATTAAAGATTATTATTGGAAATTGGACTACTTGAGTTGTGTCTTGGTTTGTAGGAATCGTCAATGGTTTAAAGATAATATTCATGAATTATTTGAATTGTGGGAAACTGTAAAAAAAGAGCGTGTTTCAGGATTTGAACATCGAGCACCAAATCGTAAAACAAAGGTTGAAAATGCGTTTCAGCTAATGACGAAACCTAGCGGTGGCTGTTTATTACAATTTAATAAAGACAGTGGAAAGATTACTATCGTAAAGAATGTATCTACAGTAGAAACTACACAAAAAGTAGCAAATATAATGGTACCTGTCCCTGAGATAACTATTGACCCGAATATACTTGACAAATTAGACATTTAGTATAAAATATTTTCATTAGTGGGAATAGAGAAAAAGAGATTATTAGGTTCGCTTCTATAATAGTTAACTCTGGCACCAGGACCCTCTGTAGCTGGTTTCAACGCAGTTGTGACATTTGTTTTATGTTCTTTTTTAAGGTCAACATCTTTATATAATAAATTACAGAAAATAGCAGGTGTACAGCTTCCGTCATCTGGATTTTTAACGTATTTCTGGTTATTTGTTATTTGAGCATAAGAACCTAAGCTAAAAATAGGGTAATTTGAATATGTAAAATCATAATTATCCCAAGCATTTTTTATATTGGTTAATGGAAAAGTGTCTAATATAGGTTTGTCAACTGTAATTGGATACGTGCCTGGTAATAAGGCTACTTGACTCTTATTTTCATATCCTTCGATTCCGTTATAAAACGGAGCTAAAGCCAATGCTGCTACTAATATAATTAACAAAAACAAAAACCCTTTTATCATATTTGCCTTCATATTATATATAATATAATATTATATATAATTTGTAAAATAATATACTATTTATTGTCTATAACAATTTAATAAATAAACGTAAAAAATAAACTTAGAAATAATTAAACAAATATAACTATAAACAAATGTCACAAAAATCCCTATCACTAGAGAATAATATGAGAGTTACAAAACGTAATGGAGAATTAGAAGAGATTGCTTTCGATAAGATTCTAAATCGTATAAAAACATTAGGTCAAGAGGCCAATATTAATATTAATTATTCATCCCTTGCTATGAAAGTAATTGACCAATTATATGATACAATTCACACCACCAAAATTGATGAGCTTGCTTCTGAACAATGTGCTTCATTATCTACCCAAAACCCTGATTATGGAACATTAGCTGCTAGAATTGTCGTTTCAAATCATCATAAAAATACGGATGCTGATTTTTATATTGTGATGAAGAATCTATACGATTTTAGAGACGTTCACGGGAAAGAATATCCTCTAATTTCTCAAAACCTATGGAATTTTACGCAACATTATGCCACCGAGATAAGAGAAATCATAGACCATAATAGAGACTATTTGTTTGATTTTTTTGGTTTCAAAACGCTAGAACGAGCTTATTTATTTAGAATTGGTAAGAAAATTGTAGAGAGACCACAACATATGTGGATGCGCGTAGCCATTGGCATTCACGGCGACAAACTAAGAAGCGAGAATTTAGAATTAGTAAAAGAGACATATAATTTGATGTCGCTTAAATATTTCACTCATGCTACTCCAACCTTATTTAATGCCGGGACACCAAGACCACAATTATCTAGTTGTTATTTAATTGCTATGGAAGACGACAGTATTGATGGTATTTATAATACGTTAAGAGACTGTGCTTTAATATCAAAATATTCAGGTGGAATTGGGTTACATATTCATAATATTAGGGCAAAAGACTCGCATATCAAGGGAACAAATGGCAAAACGGACGGTCTAATTCCTATGTTAAGAGTTTTTAATAATACAGCTCGATACGTGAATCAATCAGGCAAACGTAATGGTTCTTTTGCTATTTATCTAGAACCTTGGCATCCAGATATTTTCGATTTCTTAGAACTAAAAAAGAATCACGGAGATGAAGAAATGAAAGCACGAGATTTATTTTATGCTTTATGGATTTCGGATTTATTTATGGAAAGAGTAAAAGAGAAGAATGGAATGTGGTCACTATTTTGCCCACACGAATGTCCAGGGTTGTCTGATGTGTATGGTCAAGAATTTGTTGACCTATATACAAAATATGAATCCGAAGGAAAGGCGCGCAAGGTAGTTCCGGCTCGTGATTTGTGGTTTGCTATTTTGGACGCACAAATGGAGACGGGAACACCATATCTTTTGTATAAAGACGCAATTAACAGAAAATCAAATCAGAAAAATTTGGGAACTATAAAAAGTTCAAACCTTTGTGTTGAGATAAATGAATATTCGGATGAAAATGAGACGGCTGTATGTAATTTAGCATCAATTGGACTACCATCTTTTGTAAATGCTGCGACAAAAGAATTTAATTACGAAAAATTACATTATGTCACGAAAGTAATTGTAAATAATTTAAACAAGGTGATAGATATAAATTTTTATCCAACTGAAAAAACACGAAGAAGTAATTTTAGACATAGGCCTATTGGAATCGGTGTTCAAGGATTAGCAGACACTTTCATTTTAATGGATATTCCTTTTCATTCTGAAGAAGCAATTAAAATAAATAGACTAATTTTTGAGACTATTTATCACGCATCATTAGAGAAAAGTAATGAAATTGCGATTGAACGAAAACAATTAGGGCAAAAGGATTTTGCGTTTTTAAAAGGATTAACCAATATGGAGTTTTTTGATTTATCCGAGAGCGGATTTGTAAAAGAGGAAATTGAGAAGCTAGACGAAGCTCATTGTGGTTCATATAGTTCGTTTATTGGTTCTCCTGCGTCACAAGGTATATTACAATACGATATGTGGGAGGTCACACCAACACCTGGTCGTTATGACTGGGACAAGTTAAAAGAATCTATTGTAAACCATGGAATACGTAATTCATTATTAGTTGCTCCGATGCCGACCGCATCAACGTCACAAATTTTAGGTTTTAATGAATGTTTTGAACCATTGACAAGTAATATTTATAGTCGTGGAACATTAGCAGGTGAATTTGTTGTAGTAAATAAATATTTGGTAAGAGAGTTAATTGAAATGGGATTATGGAATGAGCAAGTAAAAAATAATATAATAGCGAATAAAGGGTCAATCCAACAGCTAACAAATTTGTCGGAACATATGCGTAATAAGTATAAGATTGTTTGGGAAATTCCGATGAAGCAGTTGATTGACATGGCAGCAGATAGAGGGGCGTTTATTTGTCAAAGTCAGAGTTTAAATTTGTGGATGGAAGACCCAGTATACAACAAATTGACTTCCATGTATTTTTACGGATGGACAAAAGGATTAAAAACAGGTATCTATTATTTACGAAGAAAGGCGAAACATCAGGCACAACAATTTACGATAGAGCCTGAAAAGGTTCAAAAAAATGATGAAAAAGAAGAAATATGTGAAATGTGTTCTGCTTAAAAAATAGGTAAAATATAAAGTAAATAAATTATTTTATATTTTGTAAAATTAATAATCTGTCATATCCATGTTATCATCATTTTGAATAACGTCATTTTTATAAAAATATAAAGTAATTAACTTTCTGGAACATTTTGAGAGTCTTGGCTAAGCATAATCCTTACAAATTCCAAAACTTCTTCTATGCCATTTACTAATACCATATTGTTTTATGCCGTCCATGTGTTTTTTAGAACCATATCCTTTATTTGAGTCTAATCCATATTTCTCTATTAAGTCTGGATTTTCTAAGCAAAGTTCGTCAATATATTTATCGCGTTCTACTTTTGCCAAAATAGATGCCGCAGCAATTGCTGTATATTTGTTATCACCGCCTTCGATTGTTCGATATTGTAAACTTTGACCACTATTTATTTTGTTTATTTTATAAAATTTTTTAACTGAACTTGTATTGGTATTATCAAATACATTTGTATCATCTGTTATTGACAATGGTTTAAAATAATTTCCATCTATTAACAAAAACAGATTATTATAATCTTGATTTGGTATCTTATTTGTCGTCGATAACTGATTTACTACCGCTTTTATTGCTTTATGCATTGCTGATTGTGTTGCTTGTAATATATTTATCTCATCTATAACTCTCTCGTCTTCATAACAAACAGCCCAAGCTAATGCGTGTTGTTTTATGTATTCAGCAACTTCATTTATTTTTTTCGAATTTTTTGATGTGAACTTTTTACTATCTTTCATTTTATAATGGTCGAAACTATCATCTTTAGGTAAAACTACAGCACCGCTATATACTCTTCCAAACATCGGTCCGCGTCCTGCTTCATCTGCTCCTATTTCTATAATATGTGGCTCTGAGTTATAGTATTTACTTAATAAACATTCTGGTATTACAAGCGGAGTTTCTTCTTTTACCTTTGGTTCCTTTACCTTTGGTTCTTTTACCTTTGGTTCCTTTACCTTTGGTTCCTTTACCTTTGGTTCTTTTACTTTTGGTTCTTTTACTTTTGGTTCCTTTACTTTTGGTTCCTTTACATTTGGTTCCTTTTTTACACCTCTTTTTCTTTTTTCTTTTTCCTTATCAGAAACTAATACAGGTGTCGCTTTTGTTTCTACTGTTTCGACAACCATTGTCTTCTTATTTTCAATTATTTCATTTATATTCTCATTTTCATTTTCAAATCCAACTTCGATTTCACTATCAGAGCTATTGTCTGAATCATCAATAATTTGGACACTTATATATTTACTATTAGACGCTTTATTAGCCATTTTATATGAACTATACATTTAATAATCTGTAAATAAACAAATCAATTATATTTTTAATTTTAATCTTTTATTGATATAAACTTTTTTCACAATATAAATTATACAATGGACACAACAAAAACGAACTTTATAATCTTTTTTGTAATATTATTATTAGCACTTATTTTATGTACGTATTTAGGTAGCTGTAAGTATTTTGAAAATTTTGATAACCTCGACCAAAATACTTTCAAAGCAGATGATAATTCTACTGCCATTGTTATGAACAATCCAAATGGTTCCCGAACTATTAAGGTTACTGAAAAGGACAATATTATAACAGAATATATTACTTCTGTCGGCGATATTAGCGGTATTTTTTACCATCCTAGTGGAAAAACCGCAAAAATCTCAGACGACTTGACAAAAATAACTGTTACAAGTTCCGATAAACAAACTAAAACTGTCTTTACAAACCTTGTAAAACCCACACCCCCCTCTACAACTATGCCAGCACCTAGTTCATCTAGCTATTATGATAACTATAATCATTACACTGGTAGCTCATATGCTTCTATATATTACGGACCAAATGGAGCTACTGCTAGAATCGTTGATACAGGAAATAATAATACGCTAGTAATTACAAACAAAAATGGAGCTACTGATATTTATTACATTGATAACAATTTGAATAAACGTGCTTATTATGGTCCGAATAACAGCTCTGCTAAGATAATAACAGGAAGTGATGGTAAATCCGCTATCGAAGTTACTACTGCTGCTGGAAACAAAGCATTATACACTGAAACTAATATGAATACATTTAGTAATAGAATTATGGAAACTTTTGTTGACAAAAGCACAGATGACAAAAATAAAACCAATCCAGAAACGGTAACAGGTCAACCAGCTTTGAAATATGACCCAAATGTTTACTTAAAGTCGCTTCCAGCTGGAATTCCAAAAAGTGAGATTCCATCAGGTCATGAAGATTTATATATTTTAAAATCCCAGGTTATTCCACCTGTGTGTCCAGCATGCCCTCCCCCCATTGTAAAAGGAGGAAATGATTCTAATGGAACATTTGATGTGTCTAAATGTCCTCCCTGTGCTCCTTGTGCTCGTTGCCCAGAACCCAGTTTTGATTGTAAAAAGGTGCCAAATTATAATGCGTTCAATCCTAGCAGCATGCCTGTTCCAGTCTTAAATGGCTTTAGCACATTCGGTATGTAAATTATTCACGGGTTTTAATACACTTTTTATCTATTTGCATTGTCTGTTCATTTACATCCTGTGGAACAATTTTAATAATACATTTTGATTTCTTACCATATAATGGTTCAGTACATCCTTTCTCCTTGCTATTTTTTCTTGATTTATTTTTTGTTTTGTTGAATTTGAAAATTACTGGTTTTTCTTCAGTACATCTGGCTCTGAAGTGTTCATATCTTTCTCTAACATCACAATAAGATAAACCAGATTTCTTTTTCAGCATTTTATTAACCAATTCATGTAATTGATACATATATCTTGAAAAACTATCTCGATTTTTCATATGACACATATTTAATGGTAATTGTTTCAAATTTGTTTTTAAGTTTTGTCGACAATATTTACACGGCAACACATATTGGAGAGACAAAACATAGTCTCGATAATGCTTTTTATCTTCTTCAGTGGGATTTACTGGATAATTAAAACTTATGGTGTGTAATGTGTGCCAAAATGCCGGACCCCAAATTTTGGTAACCATTCCATCTCCGGAATAAAAATCCCCCTTTTTAAAAACACGTGCTTTTCTTGTGCTCTTGTTCTTAATATTATGTTTCTTATTTTTACTAGTAGAGCTCATAATATTAAGTAATAAAATAAATTAGTCTAAAATATTTACATAACAGTTATAACTTGAAAATAACCTAATAAAAAATTGTATTATTATAAGGTATATATGGATACAGATATGGATACAATGCCGCTGATAACTCAAAATGTTACCATTCTAGTAGGTATCATAATATTTTTAGTTATTTTATTTGTATTGTCGCCAATAAATTCATTTTATTATCCAGCATTTTGTGGAAAAGTAATTATAATGGTGCTTTTAGGATACACTATTTATTACAATATGTTTCAAACCAATAAATTTGTGAATGATTTTAATATTAATATTTGGTCAGGTGACTGGAATACAGTGAAAACAAATATTGTCTATAGCTATATATTTACACCTTTGGACATTTCCTAAGGCACTGCGTTTCGAAAACGCCGATTTTTCTAATATTTTTCTAATATATATATATAATAAAATGGTTGAATACTTAAAAAGTAAAAAGGGTTATTTTTACAAATTAAAAAAAAATGGTGAAAAAAAAAGAATATCGCAAGAAGAATATAATAAAAAAAATAAAACAAGAAAAAATAAAAAAATGATTGGTGGAGCAGGAGAGCCAATAGAAGAAAGTGATATTATGTATCAAGATGATTTAGTGTGTATATTAAAACCAGAGGTTAAAAAAGGAATAATAGTATGGACGCATTTTACGCAACCGGCAGGAATGGATAGTTTATGTAGTTTGGGATTAAAAACAGGAAAACAACTTCAAGAAGAAGGTATAAATTTTGGTAGAAGTAAAATACATCCATATATTTTTTTTAGAGCACCTTATTATTCAAGAGATATTGATTATACATCAGTAAAAACAGAAATAATTAGTTCATATGGAGAAGGGCTAATAGGAACAAAACCAAGAGTTTTTATTAGAGTTGATCCTGATAGAACATTTGTATTTTCAAGTGAGATTAGGAATATATTTAAACACAGCGTATGGTATGGTATAGAAAATTCTATTATAAATAATTCTAAAAAAACATTATCTAAATATTTAGAAATTATTGATAATAATAGGAAAATTATAAAAAATGTAAAACCTGATGAAAAAATATGGTATAATTTATTTTCAAGTCAAGCAGTATTATTTCCAATTGCTGCAATGCCTGAAGAACCATTTGATAATGAACCAATTGAAAGAAATAGTGAAATACTTGTATCAATTCCACATTTAACGTCAGATTATTTTGTATTATGCACATCTTAATTTATTTACAATATTTATATAAGTAATGCCTAATCATAAAAGCGAAGATTATAAATTATTTGCGGTTGATTATTACTTAACCGAAGACAAATCACAAGAAGAAGTTTGTAAAATATTCAAATGTTCTGCACGAAGTTTAATGCGTTGGGTAGACAAATACAAAAAAGACGGAGAAATTAAACGACACAATAGAACGCCAATAGCATATAAGATTGGTAAAAATGAAGTGAAATATATACTGGAAGAAATTAAGAAAAATAAAACAATCACTATGGAAGATTTACTTGTAAAAGTAAAAGAAAAATACTCTTCATTCGATATTTCACGAAGGCATTTGGGTAGAGTGATCAAAGATAATAATATTACACTTAAAATTACTCGTGTGCGACATGAACCAATAAAAAGATTTGGAAAAGAGATTGATATTAACCAAAAAATAAAGGAGTTTATGAAGAAGTAAAGAAATACAAATTAGAGGATATTATTTGTATAGATGAAACAAGTGTGAAGTCATTACAAAAACGAAACCATTGTTATAATGAAATTGGAAAGCGTTGTGTAATAAAAATACAATCACAAGAAGTATTCAAGAAATATACTGGAATACTTGCGATTTCAACCAAAGGTGTTTTAGGTTGGGAATTATATGAAAAAAGTGGAATAAATACGGATAGATTATATGAGTTTTTAGAAACGCATATAACAAATAAATACAAAAACAAACTTATTATTTTAGATAATGCGAGTAGTCATAGAAACGAAAGGATAAAAGAGTTGGTAAATAAACGCAATAAAATATTATACGCTGTCCCTTACCAACATTTCACGAACAGCATTGAAAATTATTTTAGTATGTTGAAATCACGATTGTATAAAGAAAGTGAGGAAGGAGAAGGATTAACGCACGAAAAGTTAAAAGCAAATATAACAAGTGTAATACGAGGAATACCCAAAGAAAAGTATGAAAATATTTTTAAGGGAGCATATAACAGAGATGCAGTATATGTGAAAAATAAAACAAGAAAGCGAAAATTAAAGAATTACAAGGTTTAGAAAATCGGCGTTTTCGAAACGCAGTGCCTTAGGAAATGTCCAAAGGTGTAATATTTTCCTGTTAATACTTATGATTACAATTTTGAATAAATTTTATTAGAATTTGTATCCGATTGTGGCAAAATATTATTATTGTGTAAGATAATTGTTTTATATATGCGAGAATAATCTAAACGAACTTTATATAATTTATGGTTATACTCGGTTTCATTCTTACATTCCTTCCTATTAATAATTTGTAGTTTGCCTTCTGAATTACGTATTAACATTTATTTTATTTACTAATAAATAATAGTAAATAAACTTTATATTCGTTTAATATTGAATGTAATTTATTCTTTATTATATATAATGGAGAATCTAAATGGTGTGAAATCAAGTGCTGCTTCTATGGCTCAAAATTCATTCGCATTTTTAAAATCAAACTGGATGAGTATTGTAGCAGTAATATTAGTAGGAGTTTTAGGATATTATATGTATAATCATTTTTTTGTAAATAGCACTCTTTACAATGTAAACAGAGAAAACCTTGAGAACAACGAAAATTCCAATAAGACGGCAAATTTGATGCTATTTTTTGTGGATTGGTGTCCACATTGTAAAACAGCGAAACCCGAATGGGAAAACTTAAAATCACAATATGAAGGAAAAAATATTAATGGATACACTGTTGTTTTTACTGAGTATAACTGTACAACAGAATCCGCAGAAACTGAGGAACTAATGAACAAATATAATATTGAAGGATATCCAACAGTAAAATTGTTAAAGGATAATCAGATTATTGAATACGATGCGAAACCCACCAAGTCCACTATGGAACAATTTTTACACACAGTTCTTTAAGTAGTTTTACAATATATATTATTTTTGGGGGGCTTAAAGCTCTTTAAGTAGGTTTACAATATATATTATTTTTTAGCGTTTTCTAAAAATAGTCGCGCATCTTCGTATCCACGTTGAATCCATATTTGTCGCATTTCTTGATTATTGATAGCTTCTCTCATTACCTCTACTGTTAAAAACCTTTCGTCATTTTTACATTCAATTTGATTTATTATTTTGTCCTTTTTTATATTTTTATATATGTAATTCATGGCATTTATAAAAAAACCAATGGCAAACTCCAATACACTTGAATCTTCTTTTATTGTATTATTTTTGTAAGCATCAGGTTTGCTATAATCTCGAAAAAATGTTATACCAAGCATTTCTTCCTGTTTCTCTATTCCACCATTATCATTTAAACAGTAGCTTAGCGGGTAATTTGCCATAACCCCACCATCAATATAACAACAGTCATCGATACAAGTAGGCATAAATAATCCTGGTATAGCACAAGACATCATAACTGCTTGTATTAAAGATAAATCCGGATGCGTTTTATAAGATAAATCAACAGTTGTAAATGTGTTTTGTTCAAATGTGTATAAATGGAATTCTATTTTTGTGTATTCATAGAATTCCTTTAATGTGACGCTGAGAGACAAATCTTTTGCTTCCAATAATGGTTTGAATGTGGCTTCAAATACCTTTTTTGAAAATAATCCTTTATTGTAAAAAGCATCGAATATTTGTTTCCCATTTAGTTTAAACACATCGTTCCATGGGCGTCCAACAATGTATGTTTTCAGCGTTTCCCAATCATAGTTTAGAGAAATAAATACAGAAAGCATTGTTCCTATTGAAGTCGCATATATAGTTTCAATATCCTCCAATTTCCAAAATCCTTCCTTATTCAAATGTTCTAATGCTCCGAAAAATTGTAGGCCAATAGGACCACCTCCAGCAATAATTAAATGTTTAATAGGCATTTATAATTCGCTTTATTTGTATTGCGTGATAAATAATTTATTTATTTGTAACTTATTTTTGTAACTTATTTTTGTAACTTATTTTTGTAACTTATTTATTTGAATACGAATCATTGTTTTATTTTCTATTATCTTTTTAAATGGCAAATATATTTACTCTTGAAAATTTCGACGAATTTTCTGAAAAAATAAATATTGATGACCTTTACGAAAAAAAGCGTCAAAATGACGTAAATAAATTAGAGTTATTTAAAAAAATATTAAATCGTATCCACGTCCGAATTAAAACCACAGCAAGACAAAATGTGAATGAAAAATTCTGTTGGTTTGTTGTTCCGGAGGTTATAATTGGGGTTCCTAGATATGACCAAGCTGGTTGTATTGCCTATGTTATGGATACACTACAAACAAATGGGTTCCAAGTAAGGTATTTTCATCCAAACACTATTTTTATATCTTGGAACCATTGGGTGCCCAGTTATGTAAGAAATGAAATTAAGAAAAAAACAGGCATTATTGTAAATGAATATGGAGAAAAAATTACAGATAAAAATGAAGAAGATAATGATTCTGATGAATATAATGAAGAAGATAACGGTTCTAAACAAAATAATCAAAACCTACAGCAAATTAAAAATAGCAAAAAATATACACCAATAAATTCATATAAGCCGTCTGGTAAATTAGTTTATAGTGAAGACTTACTAAATAAGATTGAAAATAAATTCTCTTAAATAATATACAAATACATCGATTTAGTTATTGGTTTAGTCAGATGTATATCACAATTTTTAATTTATTTATTATATATATATGAAAACAAAACGGCAACACAACACAAATCATAACAAAACAAAAAAATGTAAACCCACACAGAATGAATTACAAGTATATTGTCGTGAGTCAGCAAATACATTTAATCAATTTGAATACCAATACGAAAAAGATTTCTCGGATAGATTAAAGCCTGGAAAAAACAGTGTTCAAAAAGAGCTAATCAAAATATTTAAAACACCATTTACGCCATCTCGCTATACAACACGTAACGACTATTACACATATATAAATTATCAATGGATGGCGAAAAAAAGCAAAGAACTCGAAAAGGAACAAAAATATTATGTCCAAATTGATAGTTTTAGAATAACACAAGAGAAAGTATACTATGAATTAATGGATATTGTAAAAGAATACATAAAAAATAATGATACACCAAAATCTAAAGCCATTAAGGCAGTTTACGAATCCTTGTATAATTTAGATAATGATGCTGCGCAATTTTATGTAAATTGGGCTGTAAAGCGTATTGACGAAGTTATTGCTGAAAATTCTATTTACAGTTTGTTTGGTCAGCTTAATCAAAACGAAATTATATCATGGGGTTGTCCTTTAGTCTGGTCTGTGCTACCAGATGAAAAAAATTCTACTGTATATATTAGCACAATATCTGCTCCACAATTAACCGCATACGATTATATGATTTATATCCAAGACGAGACTGACGATGTTAGCACTGTAAGATACAAAAATACATATAAAAGGAGATATCTTGAATACATTAACGAAATGTTTGATGCTTGCCTTGGAAAAAACCATGGACTATTAGCTAGCGATGTTTGGGATGCCGAATACGATATATTAGACGCACTTGGTTGTTATAAGATAAAGAAAGACGACCAAGATGGATACAATGTAGTAGAGTCGAGTGAATCAATAAAAACTTGTGGACTTGATTTTGCCGATTTTGTAAAACATATTGGATACAAAGTTACGCCAAAGAAATTTATTTGTCGCAGCTTGAACTACACAAAGTGTATTATGGAAAAACTAATGGCAAATGATACTTGGAAAACAGCCAAATGGAGAACATATTATCTTTACATAATATTTAGACAACTTATTCGTTTTCACAGCGAATGGCGTCTAATTTATTATGAATTTCACGGAAAATTTGTCACCGGTCAACCTGTTCCTTGGCCAAGAGAGATATATCCTATATTTGGTCTATCCCTTTGTTTTAATACCTTTTTGTCTAATGAGTATATTGAAAGAAATAAAAAACAACAGCATATTGATTATGTAAAAAATATGGCAGAAGATTTATTAACTGTATACAAAAGAAAAATTAGAAACAATACATGGCTGTCGCCTAAAACAAAAAAATACGCATTACAAAAACTAGAGCATATCAATCTTATAGTTGGAAGTCCAAAAATATTACGAGAAGACCCTATTTTAAATTATAATAATAAAGAAGCATATCAAAATTTAAGAAAAATAGCTATGTGGAGAGCTAAAAAATTAATAGAGTTGGATGGAAAATCAACTGAAGTAGATATTCCAGTAATAGATTGGTCAGAATTTAAACTAATTGGAAAACAATCTTATGTAGTAAATGCGTATTATACGCCAACTGAAAATTCCATATACATCCCTTTAGGATATCTACAAAAACCATTCATCGATTTAGATGAAAGGGGAATTGAATATAATTTGGCACATATAGGATATACATTGGGTCACGAAATGTCTCATTGTTTAGACGATATGGGTAGCCAATATGATTATAAAGGCAATCTATATAATTGGTGGACAAAAGCAGACAGAGCCAAATTTAATAAAAAAGTAAAAGATGTTGTTAAACAATATGAAACATTTGCCGCATATGATGGTATAAAAATGGACGCTACATTAAGCACAGGAGAAAATTTAGCAGATATTTCTGGGTTAGCCATCTGCGTTGAATATTTAAGAGATTTTCAAGACAAAAATAATGATGAAGTTCCGATTCGCGCGTTATCTTTTCACGCATTTTTCACATATATTGCGATTCAAGCAAGACAAAAAATATTCGACAAAGCAATTAAGGCACAATTAAAAACGAATCCTCATCCTATGGATAAATATAGAACTAATTGCCCATTGGCTCGTTTAGAATTATTTAGGAGTTTATATAATATTAAAAAGGGAGACAAAATGTATTGGGCGTCCACCGATACAATTTGGTAAACTTTTATTTACTCAATTAATGTTTAATATTTAATAACGAATATTTAATATTCACTATTTAATTATAATTTTATTTAGTAAAATTTATTTTTTTTGTTAGGATAATATATAAAAGATGTCACCTAAAAGTGCCCAAAGACAAGCCCAAAGAACTAGAGCTAAGAAGATGGCTCAAAAGAAAGCCAGAACAATGAAGCGTCAAGCTACCCAACAAGCCCAGCAAGCTGCCCAACAAGCTAAGCAAGCTGCCAAGCAAGTTACCAAGGCTGCCCAACGTGCCGTCAAGGCCGCCAAGGGCTCCCAAGCAAGCCGCTCTGCTAAGGCCGCCAAGCAAGCCCAAAAGGCTGCCCAAAAGGCCGCCCAAGCAGGAAAGCAAGCTGCCCAAGCCGCTCAACAAGCCAAGCAAGCCCAACAAATGTAAATTAACTAAACTTAACTTAATTACATTTAGGAATTCGCAACTCAATAAATAATAACTTATTTTTGGATAACTTATTATTTTTATTACGTTTATATTTAGTATTACACATTTACACCTTGTATGCGTTCCAATTCTCTTGTTTCAGCTGGATTCGGTATATCTGATTCTGCTGCCAATTTATCCGCCATTTTCTCTAATGTTTTCAATTGATTTTTAGTAGTTTCAAGTATTGTTCTCTCCACAATCGCTTCATAAATTTTGAGACCATTTGTAAAATCTGTTTCGCAAGTTAAATATAATCTTACAATAATTGCTCTCGTCTCAAGAACTACTTCTTGTAAATTTGTCTCATTTAGATTAGGATTAATACGTATTTGTTTTTTGTTTGTCTCTTTATCTACCGTATAACTAAACAATTTATTTAAAACATCCAACAACAAATCCTGATTCTCTTTCGCCTTTTTTATCATACCTTTTAGGTTTTCCGCATATTTTTTAAATAACTCATCTGTAAAATTGCCTTTTACAATTGTATCTAATATCGGTTTCTCTCCTTTACACTCTTTCATATTATGATATTCTCGTAATTTTATATCGCTGAATTTTTTGATATGCTCTGGCATATCTTTTTCGTCTGTAAAAATTGAATAAAAATATTTCAGGTTTTCTTCAAATAGTTCTCTCGTTGATTCTGACATACCAGTAAATTTACCTGTTTCATAATCATAGTTATCATCGTAGTATAATTCTATCAATTCAGGAATGCCTGGTTCGTCTTCCAATGTTTTATGGTTATTTTCCACTGTATCACCGTTGCTACTATTATCATATTCTACTGTAGTGTTATTCTCTTGTTTTTGATAGTCTATTTTCTCTTCTGGCTTCGCTACATTAAAGGAACAAATATTTGGATGAATCGCAACGTCGCCAGTTGATTCTAAATCTAGGTCGCCTTTTAAAGAATTTATTCGGTTGTCGCAAATATTTGAATAATGAATTTCTGGCTTAACATCCTTTGGTATTTTGTTTTTATTATAAACAGTAGCACTCACTGTTTTACCATTTTCGTCCTTATAAACATAAACAGGATTAATTGTTGTCATAATAGTAGCGAAAATATGAGCAATTTTCACATAAAATTTAGATATTCCGTTACAAACCCTTTTCTTTTTAATCGGATTTTGAATGTCTAACTTAGACAAATCATTTTTATTCAAAAACATAAATTTATCCTTTTGTAGTTCACCTTCATTTTCGTTATCATTTGGTTCACCTTTTTCTCTTGTATTCTCTGATTCAACACTTTGTGCTAAATATGTTATTTCCATATTAGTGAAATACTTTTCTACTATTTCTGATGTTAAAATCACAAGTTTATTACAGTATTCCTTATCGTGTAATTTTCTTAAGTTGTTGAAATCCATTGTTAAAATATAGTAACTAGCAACATAATCCATTATTTCTCTAATGGTAGCAGGTTTTTTAGCCGTTATATCTATATTATCATTTTTCATATTAGAAATTAAATTCCCCATATTACTATAGTATTATAATATATCAACTTAAAATATTATTATTTCACACCTATTTCCTAATTATAATACGTTAACTGTATTTTTACAGGTTTTACATTTTTTACGTTATTTTTAAATATAAATAAAATTGATTTAAAAATATATTACGTAATGAAAGGAACTATAGAAATGTTAATGCCTAATATTCAAATTCCTGAAAAAAGCAAAAAAAATAAATCATCCATCAATAATACAATCGATAAAACTAAGTTATGGAATGTTTTTGAATCTGAAATTATAGATAATGATAAAAAAGACCCATTAGAATGTCTTTATAGAACTATCACAAACAGAGAAAATTGTGAAATGTGTCAATTCGCTTTAGCATATTCAGATGAAGGGTTTTTGTCTTGTACCAACAACAAATGCGGTATTATATATAAAGATATGCTAGACCAGTCACCCGAATGGCGATTTTATGGGGCAGATGACAATCAAAATTCCGACCCAACGCGATGTGGTATGCCTATAAATCCTTTGCTAGAAGAATCTTCTTTCGGTTGTAAAGTATTATGTATTGGAAAATCCAGCTATCAAATGCGAAAAATACGTCGTTATACAGAATGGCAATCCATGCCTTATAAAGAAAAAACTCGTTACGAAGAGTTTCAACGTATTACTGTTATGGCACAAAATGCTGGAATACCAAAACTTATTATAGATGATGCGATTCGGTATCATAAAAAAATATCCGAACACGACCATACATTTAGAGGAGATAACAAGGACGGAATCATCGCAGCATCTATCTACATATCATGTAGGATTAATAATTATCCCAGAACAGCTAAAGAGCTTGCTACTATATTTCATTTAGATGCTACCAGTGCTACTCAAGGTTGTAAAAATGCTCAGCTAATTATTAATGAACTTGAAAAAGATATGGACAACAAGGATAAAACATCATTTTGTAAGACAAAACCTGAAGCATTTATTGAAAGATATTGTAGTAAATTAAATATTAATTCAGAATTAACTAAATTAGCTCAATTTATTGCTATCAAAATAGAGAAAAATAATATGATGCCGGAAAATACACCACATTCTATTGCTGCCGGTGTTGTATACTTTATTTCCCAGCTGTGTAAAATAAATGTCAGCAAAAGAGATGTAAAAAATGTAAGCGAAATTAGCGAGGTTACAATAAACAAAGTTCATAAAAAATTAGAAAAATTACAAGACGAACTTGTTCCTGCTGTTATTTTAAAAAAATATTCTATTTGTGCTTAAAATAAATAATTACAATTCATTACTTATTTTTTTATTTATTTTTATGCTATCCTTGTAGCTTGCATAAAGCCAGAAACAGAAGTTGAACCTGAACCAAAATAAGCAATAACATTACCATAAAGTGTAAAACTCGTTGCAGAATAAAAAACACCGCAAGTAGTATACGCTGAATTATCTGAAGTCAATGCGGCGTTTCCGTAGGTTTGTAATATTCGTGATATATTACCTGAAATAGTAGTTGATGCCGATGATATTTCTGCTTGATATCCATTAAAATACGCATTTGTTCTAACTAATAAAAATCCAAATGTCACAAACCAGGTTCCTGCTCCTAATGAGATAGAACCTAAATTCTTAAAGGTATTATCTACTAATGATACTAGTGTAAACGTTTCTAATGGTGTAACATATCCTAATTCTCCAGTTACACCAGCAGATGAATATGTTGATGTAATTAAACCAGAAATAGATAAACTACTACAACTCAACGTAGAAGTGCTTGGATTGTAACTTAATGGACCTGTAACACTGTCTATATTTAGTGCTCGAAGACTTCCAGTTCCACCTGTAAATACTGGATACATTGTAGCATTACTATTATCAGTGCTTATTAAAATACCTGTTGACCCGCCTATAGCTCCTGTTGCTCCTTGTGCTCCTGTTGCTCCTTGGGCTCCTGTTGCTCCTTGTGCTCCTGTTGCTCCTTGGGCTCCTGTTGCTCCTTGGGCTCCTGTTGCTCCTTGGGCTCCTGTTGCTCCTTGGGCTCCTGTTGCTCCTTG